GGTTTAGCAATGTACTGGCTGGTCCAGTGGGGTATATCGAAAGGGCTGTGGAAATGAGTGAGGACAAGGCGTTGGGGGTACTAGACCGCATACTGTCGTATGTGGATAGCCCTTTCAAGCTAATTGCCTTGCTCCTCATGTTCGTGTTTGGGTTCTGCGCTTGGTTTGTTTACAGCAACCAAGAGCTGCTGGTTGGGGCCTACAAGGAAAGCCAGAAGCTACCCAGCATCAACGAGGCCCGGGCGGACGACGCAGCGGCAATCCTCTTCAAGTACGGTGGTGCACAGACTGTGGCCATCTTCAAGGTAAACCCGTTATTTGGCACCCGGGTCTTGTACCGGGCGTATACGAAGGAAGGGCGCGACAAGCGCATGGAGGGCATCGATGTCGGTCTCTTTACCCAAAATCCAAACAACAACGCAGATGTTGTACGCCTTATGGCAGGAGAGACGCCATGCAGTGATTACGCAAAGCCACAAAGCGAAGTCGGCCTGTGGTACGTCGAGGCTGGTGTCACCTACGGTTGTCGAATCTCTGTACCACCCGACGCAACACGTTTCATCGGTCAAATTACCGTCGGGTACAAAGATCGACCTGAGAGCGTAGAGGATGCCCAGTCCATGCTGCTCATTGCTTCATCAATGTTAACCAAAAAGAGTTACTAATGCTGACACTATTTTCTACCCTGATCTCGTTTTTGATGGGCGGCTTGCCTAAGATTCTGGACTTCTTCCAAGACCGCAGCGACAAAAAACATGAGCTGGAGCTGGCCCAGATGCAGATCGCCCGGGAGCTTGAGATGCGCAAGCTGGGGTTTGAAGCCCAGGAGCGGGTCGAGCATGTCCACACCCAGCAGCTTGAGATCGAGACCAAGTCCAACGAGAAGGTGTCCCTGATTGCCGCCCAGCAAGCCGAGATGCAGGCTATATACGCCCACGATACGGCGCTCAACGAAGGCACCAGCCAGTGGATGAAGAACCTACGTGCCAGCGTACGCCCGGTGATCACCTACGGGTTTTTCTTCCTGTTGGTCGGAATTGATTGCGCCCTGATATACCACGGCCTCAGCACCGGCGTTGGGTTCCAAGACATGGCCGACCAGTTGTGGGATGACGAGACCCAGGCGCTGTTTGCCAGCATTATTGCGTTCCACTTCGGCGGTCGGGCATTCGGCAAATGAACGTCAGCCCCCAAGCCGTGGCCATGATCAAGCACCATGAGGGTGTAAGACAAAAGCCTTACCGTTGCCCGGCCAAGCTCTGGACAATTGGCGTTGGACATGTGTTGTACCCGGAGCAGGGGAAGTTGCCCATCGACCAGCGGGATGGGTTTGCCTTGAAGATCGAGGATTTCAGGATCTTCAGCATGGAGGAAGTTGATGGAATACTTCGCGCAGATCTGGCTCGCTTTGAGCGAGGGGTTCACACCTACATCACTGCTCCTCTTACACAAGGCATGTTTGATGCTCTTGTGTCTTTCAGTTTTAACGTCGGTCTTGGAACACTCCAGCGTTCGACGCTTCGTCAAAAGCTCAATCGCGGGGACAAAGAGGGCGCAGGACAGGAACTATTGAAGTACTGCATGGCTGGTGGCAAAATACTGAAAGGGTTACAAAACCGTCGACTTGACGAACGCGCCCTGTTCATGTCGTAGGAGTCCAGATGCCCTTACAGAAGCTTCAGTTCCGACCGGGTGTCAACCGGGAATCAACCACGTTGGCCAACGAGGGCGGTTGGTTTGAGTCCGATAAGGTGCGGTTCCGTTCCGGCTATCCTGAGAAGATCGGCGGCTGGGTAAAGGATGCTGGCGTGGTCACCGAGCCCGCTGTGCCGCCTACTGGCATGTTCTGGGGCATCTGCCGCTCCATGTGGAACTGGGTGTCCTTGAACGGGTTCAACCTGTTGAGCCTTGGTACCAACCTGAAGTTCTATATTCAGAACGGGGTCGGTGGCAACATTAACGATGTGACGCCGCTGCGTAAAACTACGCTGGCAGGGCAGGTGACCTTTGCCGCTACGTCAGGCTCAAACATTGTCACGGTTACCAACTCGGGTTGGGGTGGCAACACGGGCGACTTTGTAACGTTCAGTGGAGCGGCCTCTCTGGGTGGCAACATCACGGCTGCCGTCCTCAACAGCGAGTTCCAAGTCACGTACATTGGTCCAAACACCTACAGCATCACGACCAGCGCAACGGCTAACGCCAGCGACGTTGGAAACGGTGGGTCGCTTACAGTCGCCCAATACCCAATTGCCTCGGGCGCAGATGTCTTTGGCGCCGTCAACGGTTGGGGCGCAGGTACTTGGGGCGGCGTTGTGGCTTCTCCCGGAACAAATACTGGCTGGGGCGAGGAAGCTGCGTCTGGCATCAGTGTTCAATTGCGCACATGGAGCCAGTCCAACTTTGGCCAGGACTTGGTGTTCAACCCCCGTGGCGGTCCTATTTACTACTGGGCGTTCAACACGGTTGTCCCAACGCAATTTAACCGGGCTGTGCAGCTGACTCAGCAGACGGTAACTTTTAATATAGCGACTTCTGAAGTCACCCTTGCTAGCTACTTGGCGGAGGGTACTGGTGTTTCGTTTACAACCAACGGAACGCTCCCGACTGGGGTTGTTGCGAACACTCCGTACTACCTTGTTTCTACCGCTACCCCGTTGGTCTACACGCTTTCCTCAACTGTTGACTTGCTAACACCTGTCACCATGACCGGCTCCACGACGGGGGCAAGCTACATGCGGGTGGCCAACGCGCCATCCCTCTGCAACTACGTCATGGTGTCTGACGCCTCTCGCTTTATCTTGGCGTTTGGTGTTAACGACTACGGTTCAGCAATTCAAGATCCAATGCTGGTGCGCTGGTCAGATCAAGAAAGCCCCAATGTGTGGACGCCGTCCATTACCAACCAAGCGGGCAGCTATCGACTGAGCCGGGGGTCGCAGATTATTACGGCCATTCAGACTCGTCAGGAAGTGTTGGTGTTGACCGATGCAGCCATTTATTCCATGCAATATCTTGGAGCGCCGTACGTCTGGGGCGTTCAAATCATGGGAGACAACATCTCCATCTTGGGCCCCAACTGCGTTGCTACGGTCAACAACATCACGTACTGGATGGGTGTCGACAAGTTCTACATGTATTCCGGTCGAGTGGAAACCCTTCCATGCACCTTGCGTCAGTACGTCTATGACGACATCAATACCACGCAGGGTTTCCAGGCGTTCGCCGGAACCAATGAGGGCTATAACGAAATCTGGTGGTTTTATTGCTCTGCTGCTTCTTCCACGGTAGACAAGTACGTTGTGTACAACTACTTGGAGCGCACTTGGTATTACGGCACGCTGGCCCGCAGTTCTTGGCTGGATAGCCCGCTGCGCTCGCAGCCGATGGCGACTCCCTACGCCGGGACAAACGGCCAGCTGGTGTACCATGAGCGCCTACGTGCAGTCCTCGGACTTTGATATTGGCGACGGCCACAACTTCGGTTTTGTGTGGCGCATGATCCCTGACATTACGTTTGACGGCTCGAACGTCAACAAACCCCAGGCCAACTTTACTGTGCGCCCACGGCAGTTCCCCGGCACCAACTATGGCACGTCGGACAACCCGGCAGTCAAGAGCACGCAGAATTACGCAGGCCAGCAGTCCTATAACGTGCAGCAATTCACCGAGCAGGTCTATGTCCGTCTGCGTGGTCGTCAGATGGCGTTTCGCGTGGAGTCCACTGAACTTGGTGTGGCCTGGCAGCTGGGAACCCCGCGTATGGATGTGCGCCCGGATGGTCGTCGATGAGCAACTTGTTTGTTTATACCGAGCAAGACCTCAACAGGTTCGTTGCTCCGCGTCTGGCAGCCGCCCCGGTCGAGTACGACCAGCGGTTTATGGATCAGTACACCAACATCCTGCGCCTGTACTTCAACCAACTGGACAGCTTTAACAGCCAGCTGCGTACAACCGCATTGTCCCCCATCAATGATGGGTCGGCCATTTATTTCCCCAACGGGGCGTTTTCATCTTCGGCTTCACAAACGGCAGCCAGCACCACAGCGGCTTACGATATTACGTTTACTGACACCGACGCGTCTAACTACGTTTCGTTGGTAAGCGGGTATCAAGTAACTACTGCCAAAGCGGGGCGGTATAACTTTCAGTACAGTATTCAGTGCGCCAACCTGGCCAACTCCACGGAATCCATCGACGTTTGGTTTCTTTATAACGGCACCAACATACCGCGCTCCAACACCCGGATTGGTATGGCCGCCCGTAAGAACCCAGCAACGCCGTTCTATGCGGTAGGTACGGTGAACTTGCTTGTTGATATGGCCGCAGGGGACAACGTCAGCTTACAGTGGCATACCACAAATACCAGCGCGTTTATCCAGTCAGAGCCCGTGGCGGCCACCCCCACACGTCCGGCAATACCGTCCGTTATCTTCACGGCGACGTTTGTGTCAAAGATCTGAAAATGTTACGATTCAACCAATTTACAGGAGAGCACCATGGGTACTGGTGTAGGTGAAGCCGCCCTGGCGGCGGAAGCGATTGGAGCAGCTGAAGCTGCTACTGCGGGTGCTGGCTTTCTCGAAGGCATGGCGGGTGTTTCTGCGCTTGAAGGTGCGGGTGTTGCCGGTCTTGGTCTTGGCACGGGCGCGGGTCTTGGTACCGCGCTGGCGGGGGCCGGTGCTGGCGGACTAGGCGCACTGAGCCCTGCTTTCCAAACCGCCCTTGGGCAAACCGCCGCTGTTATGCCGGAAGTTGCAGCCCAGACGGCTCAGTTTGCCAACATGGGTGCTATGCCCGGCGTTGATGCCGCTTTGGGTGCGGGTCAGATTGGTGACCCTGCTTTGTTGGCCCAGCAATTTGGAAGTGGTGTTGCCAACGTAAATCCGGCAGCCCCTCTGTATGAGAT